TATCCATGGCATACATGACAGCAGAAGAGCAAGTGATCTTTTCCAGAGCCTGTAACAAATATACCAGCAGTTTGTGAGGAGAATCCACATAGATTCTAGTACCCACCAGCGATTCGATGTAGCCCTCGCCCTTGTCTGCAGTCTTCCAATAGAAGTTCTCCAGCTTAGAGATCAGGTTCTTAAACCCTGGTACAGCAGATGTAAACCCTTTCTTTAGAGTATTGCCTTGTTTGGCTTTCTGGGTGCCAAAGATGTAACTCCACAACTTAGCGCCAGCAGCGCCAAACAAGAAAGCATAGAGCACTCGTTTTGCTGCACTTCGAGGCACCTCATGCTGAATCCCCATTTCATACAATACTTCTGTCAGCTTGTCTGCATTGTACTGGTGCACATCACCATTCAGGATCAAGTCAATGTACTCAGGAGACTGCAAATAGTAAGCAAGACCACGGGCTTGGTTGCCCGAAGAGTCACAACCAACTACTTTCCAACCCTTCCTGGCAATGAAGAGCTTACGCATCTCAGGGCCGTATAGAGAGTCACTTCCAGGCACATTCACAATAATCGAGTGACGAGCACGCATGCTAGGTGTGCCGATCAAGAAGCAATCACCCTTGATCACTGTCCCTTCGGGTGTTTCAACAAGATTTTCTAGCCAGGTTTTCAGTATACCATGCCTAGACTTGATAGTCAGGTATTCGAGGTAGAGTTTACCATCACCTCCAAGAAACTCTAATGAGTCTTCTGTGATCTTTGGAGAAGTCCGCTCTTTCTTCAAAGTAACAGGATTCATCTTAAAGTTATACTCGGTAGGCACCCAACCATTTCGGTATAGGAAGATCTTAACATCTCCTACAGAGCTCAGCTTCAAACGTGGAAATTCCACGCGGCAGTATTCGCCCTCAACCAAGCGGTCGTCGTCCATACCTGTTTCAGGATCGATTTCAAACCATTTGGCAAGATGGTGATTGTAATTGCCATTGGCATTCCACTTAGGCTTCTTAACAGCAACGACACCCTTCACGCTATCTACTGCTACACATTTCCGCCCCAGCTTAGTCTCGACAATGCTTGTGATGTTGTTCAGTTTTTCTTCCATTTCAGCAAACAGCTCACGAGCATAGTCAGCATCGAAAGGCCAGCCGTTGTAGTTGGCCTTAGACACAAACTCAGAAGTTCGCATCTCCGCCCGGATGTACGTTGTTACAAGGCTGTTCTTCTGATAGGCGACAGAGAGCTCAGCAAGCAATATAGAATAGATCTCACAGTTAAGATCTACATCTCGTTCACCGTAGGTGACCATTTCTTCACTGAACGTGTAGAAGTCATCATAATCCAGCTTAGGGTAGCCAAGAGCCTCACCCCAAACCTTCAATGAGTGGCCTTTGTTTCCAAAACGTTTGTAATTCAGAATCTGACTGAGAATTAGCGTGTCATGAATGCGGACGCATTTAGGCAGAGTAAAGCCAAACAGCTTGTGTAGTGCTGGTAAGTCAAAACCAAAAATGTGATGACCAATCACAACCTCAGCATTGGATAGCACTTCCATCCAGCCAAAGTCGTGCTCTCTGTACGTGTAACGCTCCCCTGTGTCAAAATCTCTGACCATTACAAGCCAGCAACGGGTACACTCATGCAGAAGACCATTGGTCTCTATATCAAATACAACTCGTTTCATGCAATATGGGAGAGAGTTGCCCCTCTCCCCCTCCATCAATTAGCGGCCAAGTTTCTTATGAATATCTTCAGCTAGGATAGGCTTCTTGCCATTCTTGATGAACTCAATGATGTAGTTCAAGTAGAAGTTGGCTTTTTCATACTCTTGCAGCTCATTGTCCTTACGGCCACAGCGATCCATATACTTGTCTACTTGGAGATGGACAGCATGGATGAAGCCATCAGGGTCATTCCGGTAGCGGGGCTTCCGGGACTCCACATCCAGCCATTGGTAGTGGTCAAGAAAGTCAGTATGGTGTTTAGGTCGAGCCGCATTCTGCTTCTCTTCTATGACCGGACTTGGTTCTCCTCTCATACGAGTAGGACGAGGATCGGCAGGTACAAAGTCCGCCTCTGCTTCCCGTCGCATAGACTCAGCGTACTCCAGTTGACTCCAATACTCATCAAATTCGTCTTCAGAGAAGAAAGCGATTGTGAGATTAGTCACATTATCTGTGACTTGAATATTGTACCCCATATCAAAGAGTTTGTCTATGGTTGAGACACCCAAGTCATTAAGAACATCACGGAGACTAGGATCAGTGGTAGTGGCTTTACGTTCACCGGCACGATAGACATCAAAAGTGTGTCGCATACTTTACCTCTTGCATTTTAAAGGCTGCCATCATTACGATAGCAGCCGGGATGTTAATCAGAAACTACGGGAAGGGTCTACTTTGGGAGACGGTGAACGAGGTTTGAATGCATCATCCTCTGGTTCACTAGCAGCGGCATTTGCCTGAGAGTTGCTTTCTTCCTGCGGTTCTTGATGAACTACTTTTGTTCCTCCAGCTACAGTAGAGAAACTATCATCCGGACGGCTAGGTTTCGGAGTGTAAACAATGTGCTCAGTCAGCTGAACGCCCATTAGCACATTAGCGATACCAGTAGATCCATCGTCACGAGTGTATTCATACTGGAAGATACGAACATTACCACGAGAACCATTGCCAATAGTACGTGGATCAACAGTGTTGAGATCAGCATCTACAACTTCAGGCGGTTCGCCCTGAGAGCCATCTGCCTTGATAACCTTCTTACGAAGAGTGGCAGTGAAGTAAGGAGCAGCACCATCTTCATCAGGGATGATGTCTTTTACTTTCAGGTTAGAAGCAATCCACTCTTTACGCTGTGCCTTGTCCGATGTACGGATTTGGACATCCCAACTAGGCTTTGCTTTAGAGAAGCGAGTGTTAGGACGAGAAGGGTCAAGATGAGCATACCACAGTTCAACATTTTCGAGGATCATTTTCAAAGTTTCCTATTTGGGATAAGAGTATTGTAGGGCTGGAGCCTTTCAGGGCTAATTTAACGGGTTGGGTAGCAGGAGTTTGTTACTCCTCCTGCTGTTTAACCACATATTGACGCATAGGCTCTGTGGCTGTTTCCATGTCAACTAAAAGGAAGACACCGTAGCCATCATCGGAGATGATATGTAATTCTAGCCAGACTTGACCTTCAATAACCTCCGTATACTCTGGGGGCCAGTCTTTGTACTTGTCAATGTATGCGCTAACGCTGTGTGGCGATTCCGTGCCATCAGCAATCAGGATTTCTCCAAGCTCGGCCATTGACATGTCGAACTCTTTCATACCAGCCCTGAATGACTGATTGTACACTTCCATAGCTGCCAGTTTTAGCACTTTGTTTTCTACTGATTGTATGTCAACCAGTGATGTAAGCTTTTTCATAATAGTCACCTAGATAAAAGCATATTCCGATTTGAGGACGTCTTTAATATTCAAAGCCCCTTTATCAAAGTCCACCTCCATGCCAATGTCAGCAAGGATGTGTCCGAGCACGTCATGAGAGTACAGCCTAACAAACTCTTCACGCACTATCCGGAAGAGATCGTCCATATCTCCCGGCAAACAACCAAACGAATCGTGTATTGTTGTAACATCGAAGTCACACGCAACACAAGTCATGGCCAAGTGGGCGGCATCCAAACTGTGAATTATGTTTGGTGCTGCACCTTGAGCCTGCTTTCGCTTGGCTTTTTCTGGCAGCTCTGGGTGAGCCACCTTGATCTGGAGGGTGTTCTTATAGTACCCTGTGCTCAACCGCTCTCCTACCGGCGGCCCATACTGCACCCAGATCTTTTTCACCGAGCCTTCTACATAATGTTGTACCACTAAGAAGTTGGTAATCGGCGTTGTCCAGTGTAAGAAATCGCCCCTGTCTTCAGCAGCTTGTCCTGCATCTGCAAAAGTGCTCAAAAGACGCATCGGCCTTTTCAAACACTCTCCACACACATCAAACAGCAGCCTGCCTAGAAAGGCACCCCAAGAATGCTCCATCAAACTCAGGATTTCAATACCGTGTTTCCTTGAGTCAACGATTATTTGTTGCCCCAAGCCGTATGGCTTTGCCCCGTAGGGCAATGTCATCGTACCTCGTTTTACTAGCTTGCGTCTGTCCTTGAGATCTTCAATACGAAGCCAGTAGAGAGGCGCTGCCCTTTTGATGATCTCTTTGTACTTACTACGGTACCTAGAGATGTCCTCGGCCAGGCTCTTTCGTTCTGGGCTTCTCGGATCTGCTAGATCTGTACGTGCCTTTAAGTCTGTCAAAATGTGGATACATTGTTCTCCACTCTTGATGGCCTTTTCAGACATGCTCTCCCTGAGATTCATAAGGCGTTCCCACAAATTTTGACCTACATACCTGTAAAGGTCTCCTGGCATTTCTGATGGGACTAGGTTGACATGAGGTGCCGTCACTTCATCTAGGGTCAGGGCTGAGAGATGTTGGCTACCGTTGTTGCTTCCGTCGATATATACCACAACTTGCGTAGGCATATCATAGTAGTCTTTTCCTTTTACAGCCTGAATTTCCCTGATACGTCTGAACTCCATACAGTTAGAGATCAGCTGCCACGGCTTATCTCCATTCATCCATCCTGGATAGACTTTAGGAGACGCGCCCCATTGAAGGATCATGTCTTCATTATCAAGCACCCACTGGTAACGATCGTCTGGTGGAATTTTGTCAGTCTTCTCACCATCTTCACGACCTGCATCATTCGCCCAGTTAGACGCTATACTGATACATAACCAATAGAACCCTCTCTCAGTTAGTGGTTTACCCTTAGCCCTCAGTATCAAGCCTTTGGCCAAGTCGCTGCCTTGCTCATTAAGGTATGCAGTAGAGCAATACCTACGGCCTCGGAAGTCAAGATAGTACAGGTGGTAGAACTCTCTGTCAAGAAACATGGTTGCTATCGAGTTGATAGCCTTTATTTCCCGCTTCTTTGTTGCCATGGCTTCACGGCTGTGGGCTTTCCAGATATCATTAAATGCAGGCGCTCTGGTTTGAAAGCACCACATTTGCAGATCGTAGACTTCCCGATTAATACGCCACCCAACCCGTTGGGCGCGATTGACTGACTCAAACATAATAGGCATGTTGCTGGGAGTTGCCCATTTTTTAACTGCCTTGTTTTTCGTCTTTATAAAGCGAGTCCCAGTTTCGGTATGAATGAAGCCTTCCCAATCCGCATAGGGCTTAGTGGAGGGTAGCTTAGTCAACCCCTCTGAATCAACACCCTCCCAGAGCTTTTGAATAGCATCATCATTAACAACTGTAACAACGAAACTCTGATGTCCGCTCCGTCCAGCACCGAGCGAGACGTATAGCAGCTGCAACTCTTCAAAGGTGTAGACAATGAAAGCGCCTAGCTTGGCACACATACTAGAATCTTTTTTAATCCCCTTCTCTTCGAAGAAAGGATCTGCTACAGCCCTGCCCACTGCCATTATGATCTCGACAAAGAACAAAGGATCGTCTGACCCTCTTTTGGGGCGAGTGTATAGGTACATGACTTCAATCATCTTATCATAATACTTCTCCCACTCCAACTCTTTAAAGATCTTCATCTTATTTCTTGATGATATTTCTTCTTCTACACGCCGTTGTAACGAATTTAAGATTGCTTGTTTCATAAGAATAGACCGAGAAGATTTTTAGCAGTAGTTGTAACTACGAAGTAGATTCCGCTAATGATAAGTATTCCAGAAGCAACCCCTAGCACAACTCCTTTTAGGAAGCACTTCATTATCAACTGTAGGTGCACCCATTTTTCTCCCATGCGTAGCCTCTTATTTGAAAAAAAAAAATAAGGGGTAAGAAAAATAGAGTAGGGTTGCCCCTACTCTATGTATTATCCCTTAAAGTCATCTACTCGTTTCTTGCCCTCTTGAAGAGTTAGTTTTTCTTGCTCATTAAGATTTCCGGCTTTCTTATTTAATAGCCGCAAATACTTGATGTTAGCATCTGCTTCTTTTATTATCTTTCTATTTCTGGAAATGCTAGCTGCTATCTTACCCAATTCAAAGTTAGTGTCAGCCCCTCCTTTCACTAAATTAAAGAGTTTTCTTAAACCTTTTGCTATGTCATGTTCAAGCGTTTTTCCTTTCTCAAAGAAAGAATCCCAGATCACCATAGCTTCCACCATTTGTTTTCTTGAGATTTTTCAGAAAAGTCTTTACTGACTGTTTCTATATAAGAATCCAGTCGGGCATCTGCCTCTTGCACTTTTCTTTGAACCTCCATATCCTGTGCCTCAATTAAGAGAGACAGTTTCGACATGGCTGCGCCATCACCTAGAGACAAGAGCTCAGAGTCAATATTTACCCTGCTTAAAGCATCGTCGAGGGTCATGTTAATCTCTACAAGTTCTTTCTGAAGGGATGAGATTTCTTGTTCCTTGAAGTCCGCCTCAGTATACGATTCCTGAAGAGCGTAGAGGAGAATAACAGCGGCTGCTATGACCACTAGAGCAAAGCCTGTTAAAAAGCCCATTAAGATGTTCTGAAACTCAATGAGCTTTAACAATTTCGCTTCACGATGCTTTGCAGCCATCTGCCATTCAGAAGAGGCGTCTGTTACTGCGCCCTCTTTTAACTCCAAGTTAACTTCTTCTAACTTTTTAATGATTTCTTCAATTTTCATTTCGTTCTCCTAAATTTACTTTTCAGAGTATTGGTTGCAATTACTTTGCAGTTATTTTACAATAGCTTGAAGAGCCCCAGCGAAACACCAGGTTCCTTCAGAGAAACCTATCACACTCTTTGGTGCTAGCCTTCTAGCCTCCTCCTCCTCGTGAGGGAAAAGACATTCCAGCGTACTCTCCGGCTTTGACAGAGGATAGCATGCGTTTCTCATTGTATGAGGGATAGCTGACAGAGCGGCTAAAAAGGCAAAGAGCAGCTTCTTCATAAGACCTCTAGTTTAGGATTTATACTTTCCATATAAGATGCTCAATTTTCCGTATTTTTCTGCGCTACTCGACAGCTCCTTGCGGAGCCATTTGTGAAGATCCAAGTCTCTTCAATCAACCCTGTCACTTTCTCTGGCGCAACCACACGGGAGCCATTGGCAAAGTCACAGACCAATTCAACTTCACCTTTCTGAACTTGGCTTAAGAGCGCTCTCTGAGGGTCCAATGCCAGTAGTGCAGCAATGGCAGTGACAAAGAGAATTGCAGCCAGAACAACAGGAATGCGATTTTTAACTTCACTATGGTTCATATTACTTACCTCTAGTTTAGGATTTTTACTTTCCATATAAGATACCGTATTTTCCGCGTTTATTTCACGCGAGAAAGCACTTCAAACAGTCTCTTCGGCTCCTTGTGGTAGTAAACGTAGTCAGACTTTTGCTGTCGAACCCAGACAACACGATTAGGGCGCATGTCCAGATGTATCATCGGCCTGGGCCCGTCATAGGCGGTGTCCACATACAGCCCAATCCCGCCAAAACCCATCGCCAGAGCGTGCATGAACACGTTGAATGCGTCATCCCAATTGTTCAGGAAGATGTCTGTAGCGTCCGACTTCCGAGTCCATCCTTGAGTGGAGTGTCGGGAATTTCCACTGGCGCGGACATGAGCGCTGACCAGAGGGGACGGGCGCATAGAACACCCCGCACGCTTACGAAGTTTGAACAGCTCATCAAATAGCTCAGGAGCCATATCTTCGGTGACATCTCCAGGCCACTCGCTCTTGGTAAAGAGAGCTCTGCCGGTCTTTTCGTCTATAGCTGCTGTCCAGTCAATCATTGTAATACCTCTGAAGTTGAAAAAAGAAGGGGCCAGAGGCCACCGGAGTGGCCGCCTCTGGCGCGTTTCAGGAGGGCATGGGGGCAGCCATCCTCCTCCCCCGTTTTCGCCGGAGCGGGGCAGTTTGGTGCCGACTCGCTGGGGTAAGCCGTTTCAGCGCCAAGTAGCCCCGCCGTGTCCAGCCGAGTTTTTCCAGCATTCGTGTGAATATATAGGTTTCGTCTAAGTGAGAGCCAGTAGAAACGATAGCAGGGTAACCTTGTGTACGAGCGTACTCCTCCATCTCTTGGTGGAGGAGCTTTACCGCCCTAGCAGCAGCGATACCTGTGTAAGAAGACGCAAAGAAGTATTGTTGGAAGATCTTTTCATCAGTAAAAGGGTGAGGCATGATTTTGCAGAGGATCCAGGCAGTGATATGGCCTTTATCTCTGATCAGACGGCACCACTCACCATTCTGTAAGGCTGCAGCTAAAGATTTACAACCCTTTTTGGGAGAGAGTTTAAAGAGAACATCACCTATCTTCGCTTCATCGTAGTCAACATAGAGTTTGACCATCTGGCGTATATCGTCTTGAGAGACTGGCCTTTCAATCCTCATCCGTATCTCCCTAGCCACACATATAAATGCAGGCAATTTGTTTAATTTCATCTGGTGAATTGAAAATCACACGCTCACGGCTTTTCGCAACGGTATAGTTGCGTACGATATCGTCGTCCTGTTTCATACCCTTGCCCGGCATGTCAGAGGTCACGATAAGGTCGCCTATTTCAATGTTGCCGTTCTGACCGCAGACATTGATCGAGCCCTCACCTACAGAGTTGAAAACTACCAGGTCGTAGTGTTCCTCAAACCCGCCCAGGGCCGGATCGTTTACATACCTCTTTGCGCTGTTACCCTCCTTGTCAAAATACTCCTCCAGAACTACCGCGCTCGCAAGCCCACCTATGTCCTCTTTCAGGCCTGACCTTCTAGCGTAAACCCCTACAGCGGTTTTGTCATAAGCCGAACTGGACAGGGTGTTTGTACCGACTGCGTCTGACACCCCTTTTTTGAATATTATACATTCGTCTAGTAGGATGTCTCCAGGGGCAGGGTGCTCGGACTTTAGTAGCAGTCCTTGGTGAGCGCCGGTAAACGGGAGATACCCCACCCCACTGCTGTCGTAGTAGCCGCCAGACCTGACATCTACGCCCCCTGCAGATGAGGCCAACCACACCTCCCTGTCACCTGCTCGTCGTTGAAACTTCCCCGCAGAGCCACTGGAAGACGAGGTGTACACCCAAAAAGGAACAGCTACGGGGGAGCTTAGCGAGAGAGTGCTGCCAAAAATGTGCCCGTAGGACACAGTGGTGTCCAAGTATGTGTAGCCTGCCGAACTAACTAAGAAGCGACAAGCGGTCGTCCCGATAGGGTACGGTTTTGCCGGGGGGCTGTAGGTTCCTGTGTCAGGGTTTGGTATTGCCCTTGAATTCGATACCAAACCAGACGTGCCTGCCTGAAGTTGATTCAAAGAGCGAAGCGTACCTGAAGTGATGCTATCCGCACTCAAGTTCGTGACACTGACCAGATTACCGTCCACATCAGTAATGAAAGTAGACCCTATCGTATCCCTGTAAGCAATACTTCCTGCATTGTCGCTAGTGAATGTTGCCCCCTTGTTTGCGTTAGAAGCCACAGTAGAGGCGGAGTATCCGCTAATAGTTCCTGTCACATTGCCGGAGAAGGCTATAGAAGAGGAGGGTCTATAAGGAAACTCACCGGTACCACTCGGGTATCTGAGGGCGCTGTTAATCACGCCTGCAGAGTTGACACTCGAGTCCACTTTGCGGTATGCTCCTATAGCGAAGGAATAGTACTTATTAGCAGCGGCTCCGTAAAGAATAAACGCACGTTTATTTGCAGGGACTTGGTATACAGTCTCTGCAGCGGGGACCGTGTTCATATAGTGCCTAGCAGAACTAGTACTACTATAAACGTAGACAGCAAAACCGTCAATACTCGCTTCACTGCCTGACCAAGACCATTCAATTCCAATATCTGCTGAGCCATCCTCATTGACCACGTGGTCAATCGCATTGCCATCAGAGGCCATCGAGGGTGCAGTAATATAGCTAGTATCAAGGTTATTGAGGCTATTAAAATCTACGATCAGGTCGCCCAGGCTATCAGAAAGAGCCTGGACAGTGGTGCCTATATTTGCGGGTGGCCCATTCGAAACACGGTTGTAGTCAAGGGCTACGCCTGCAGAGAGAATTATATTACCATTGGCGTCTTTGATACTAAGCCCCCGGGAGTCGATCCTGTCAGCGCTCAAAATGCCAGTAGAAATGTTACTAGCATTCAAGTTAGTCACGTTGACAATGCTTGCATCCAACGTCCCAGAAGTTATGTCATTGGCGACGATCCTTTCTGCAACGGCGTATTTGCCCAGATTCGTTACTTGACTGGCATCTACATTTTCCAAAAGAGCAAGTGCGCCTAAGCCGTCTATATCACCTGTGGCAAGCTTTCCTGTTACATCACTGGCAAGGTCAATTTTACCTATACCGCTATGGCTCCCGCCAGTAATAGAAGAGGGGTACCAGTCGCTGATACGATTTCCAAAATCGTCAACAATATGCGCCCAGTAGTAATATTGAAGATTATTACCCGTGACATGCGTCACGCCTCCTGAACCTACCCCCACCAGCGTTGCACTGCCCCTGTTATTCATAGTACTAGCGTAGACAGCCATTTTGACAGGCTCGTTCCAAGAAATCTGGTTGGACTTTATTCCAGGGGTTATAGTAAAACTCTTGACTCCTGCTTGCTGGGCAGGCCTTATGCTTATTCTCACCCGGTAACCTCCAGTTGTCTTGTTGCTATCGTATAAGAGGCATTGTAGAAGGACACCTCATAAACACCAGCTACTGTAGAATCTACGTCTACATAAGAATCAGTCACCGGTACGTTCATTACCCCATAAGCTCCGTTTGTCTCCATTGGCACAATAGATACACTAGTACCTGAGGGGATGTTTGAAAACCTCGCAACACTTACTCCGTCATTGGGGATTGATGCGACACTCTGCAAAACATTTGCAGGCACTTTTGCGGTGACAGTAGCGGGATCGCCGCTGCCGTCAGAGATGACCGTATCTGGCTCGTAATACTCTCCTACTACTGTCTCACCGACAGCGGTGTCAGCTTGATACTCAACCATATCAGCAGGACAGCTGCCGCTTCTTACAAAACTTCCTTGAGCATTAAAAACTGTGTATTTAGCATAGCTCATCGCTTAGCCCCCATCATAAATATCGTAGAATTATGCACTCTCATGTCGCCATCCTGCGAATACCAATAGAGTTCTGCTTTAATTATTCCGGAATTACAGAAACCGCTGGCTACCACTACAGGGCTGTCGTTAGGAGCCAGGCCGCCTGCAGAGCCAACGTAGGTATTGCCGTCAGAGTCTTCAAGCCTCAGCTCAAATTTCCAGTAACGCTTTCCATTCCCGAAACCCTGCGAGATTATCGCATGAGCGTATACAATACCTGGCTCATCAAGCTGCATCACAGCGCGATTTACTCGCTGTCTGCCGCCTAGTACTCCTTCTGGTGCCCACCCTGTGTGTCCTCCTGAAACTCCTCCATAGTACCCACCATTAGATGTAACTGGAACAGTTACAGCAGAGCCTTTTATTTTCAGCGTTGATATGGCTGCATCATTTATCTCAGCCTCACTTACAGTCAATGTGCCTGCGGTAATCCGATCACCATTAATGCTTCCTGCCGCCATACTTCTTGTTGTCACAGAATTCGCAGCGAGATGATCTGCTGAGATCTCGCCAACGGCGATATGGTCAGCTAAGATAGCCCCTGCTAGGATCTTACCAGAGGTGACAGCATTAGCAGCAATTTCATTAGCGCCAACTGCCTCTGCATCGATCTTTCCAGCAACGATGGCACCTGCTGAAATATGGGGCGACTTGATAGCATTGTCAGAGATTTGTGTCTCCGTAATCTCCCCGACCATGTCAGTGGCGTTAACAACCTTGACCCAGACATCTCCACGATTTTGATGAAGAATTGCGTCTGGTAGCAGGCTTACGTAGGCGCCTTCGGGGTAGATAGGGTCTGGCAATGTCGGCAGACTATCCAAAAGCCTTATAGGGAAAGAGCCCCCTGCGACGTTGAAGTGCTCATAACCTAGGCTATTTAGCAAGTTCTGCTTAATCACATCCGCTGGTATAGCTGTCTGAGCGCTATGCGGCCCTGAGCGCGGTCCTGCAACGCCAGCCATAGACACAAAGTTCAACCAATAATAAACGGTTGCCTCTGTCCCTACAGGGTCAGAGAATATATTGCCCTTGGCTGTTCCCACAACTACGGCATCGGCAAAATCCGAAGTCGCTGATCTCCAAATTTCTGTATAATCATGGTTACGGTAGCTGGGTGTCTCCCAAGCGGGATCCCAACGCAACAGAACGGTAGAATAGGCAGCGGCAATCTCTACTCCTGTAACTCCTGGAGGAGGAGTTCCATCAGAGTAGTAGTCATAGTCGCCCGTGTAAAGGACACTCGCAACTTCTGACCAAGGACCAGGGACGCTCTCAGGATTTTCAGGATGAGTCACTCGCCCCCAGTAATGGTAACGACGGTGCGGTACTACATTACGATCACGGTAGCTATTGCCGCGCCCTCTTCCAACTGGCTCTGCATCAAGGATTGAAGGAACGTAAGGCAGCTCTTCCCCTGTATCAGGGTCTACGGGCAGTACCTCCGGTTCCAGTACTTTGACTATCTCCATAGAACGGCCACCCAAGAGTGACTGATCAGACAAGACCCAGCTCAACTCTACTCCATCTTCGCTGTCCTGTGCCGTCAGCTCTGGGATAACAGATGTGTCAAGCGTCTCAAAGATTTTAACAGCCTCTGGACCAGTAGTCGCCATGACCGATTCTTTACCAGAGACTCTCCGGACAGCCTTGACACCGAATACGTAGGATGTATTAACGACTAAGTCACTGACAAAGAACTCGAGGCTTTCAGTTTCGCCAATTAAAATAAAAGAAGGCGCCCCATTCTCATCAAAAGAATCTTTCGTTAGAACGTAGACACGGAAATAGGTTCCCGACAGTCCGTCTGGATAGTCCCAAGACAGACGCCCTTGTGAGCCCTCCCAGATACCTAATGCATCCGGTGTATAAATAAGGGCAACAGGAGGGGATACGGTAAAGTCCACTTCAGTGCCAGGAACTTCGTAGATGTGATCTGGAACGTTCCAGGCCAGCTGACTGTAGTCAAAACGTGTACCTTTGACTTCCGCTGTGTAGTTCTCTGTTGGACTTACTTCGTCTATTCGAACATAGTAAGGCTCTACGATACCAACATAGCAAGTCTCAGATTGCAGCCTGATGATATCCCCAGGTTCATAGAGCTTGTCTCTAAGATGAATCGTGAAGGCCACCTCGTCAGCAGTCCGGCTCATACGAACCATTTCCTCAGCTTTTGCCAAGGCATGATAATAGTCGGTACAGCCGTCAAAGAAGAAATCTTCTTCTAGCGCAACGCCGTTGTCCTCTGCCAGGAGAGCTTGGTAGATAGCATCACTAACAGGAGTGACAATGAAGTCTGCGTAAGCAGGGCTTCGCGTCGTCCAGATAAAGGCTTTAGTTGCGTCGTCTCTCAGGCGGCCTATAACAGCAGCAAGACCCTTGTTATTGGTAGCAGAGGCCTCGATAGTATAGACTGAATTTTGCTGGAGAGTGACGCCAATTGTTGCCCAGGAATTCCCACTAGAAGATAGTGTCTGATCGACACCTGGGCCAAAAATACGATAAGTCCCGGAATCATCTGCTGCCATTTCCAAGATTGCAGCGGTAGTGTCATAGCTAAAGAACTTCCAAGCCAACGTAGTGGTAAGCTCACTGCCAGACCAGACTCCATAAGTCGAGCCCACACTCCACGGCCCATCTGTATCAGACCAGCCACTGACAGGAGGATACCCAGTACCGCCGATGCCTTGGGCAACAACACCGTTTCGTTTTGGTGGCCAAGAGACGCTGTTCTCCTGAAAGGCGGCGGTATCATCATGGTAGCGAACCAGTGCGCTATTCAATCTTCTAGACATGTCAGGCGTCTTTATAGACACCGGCTCACCCAGAACCAGCTCGTCATCAGTAATAACGCCTGCCAGCTCGATCTGCTCATTAGTCTCTGGGTACTGCAGAGACAGTTTGTACTTGCCTGCAGACCATACCAAACGAGCATCACCCATCGTGCCCAACAGGATTTCTATATTTTCCCTGAAGCTCTTCTTGGTATCTATGACAATGTTGCACTCATAGAGTCTCAAGGGCTGGAGATCGACTGATCGACTGCCATCCACTGGTTGCCAGAACTGCCCACCTACTGGGCGCTCTCCAACAATCTTGTCACAGATAGCAGCAGCTTTCTCAAAGGAGACCAGATCGATCTCATCGGGGGACAGGCCTTTGCAACTGTGAAGAGTCAGATCTGGCTGCTCCAACAAGTAGTCTAACAAACACCAAGCAGGGTTATTAGAGGCGACTCGGGCAAGCTGCAACTCTCCATTTACAACTGTCCTAACCATTTTGCCTTCAATCAGGTACTGCACATCAGGAACCGCACCCTGGAATTGAGGGTCATCCCGGTCAAGACGGACAACGTACATGGAAAAAGCCATGTCTGTGAATTTGGCTTGAGACCTATCTCCGAAGTTAGTGCTGGTTAGCAAATCCAATTGGGGATTCTTGCCGAAAAAGACCTCTGAACGAAAGGCTGCTTTGATGTCCTTTATTTCATAATAAGACACCGGAGCATTGGTCGAGGAAGCTCCACTATCATAAGCTGAGTCAACCCCGGCAAAAATCCCGAGTTGGCTACTAGCATTACCATTAGTGGTATAGGTGCCCAATAAAGGGTCATCTAGCCGCATAGACTCATTAATAATAACATCGTGCACTGCTGAGATTGGGCCTTGGCAGAGCGCTTGTTGAATCCACAAAAACTCATTCTTAGAGCCGCCATAGCTTTTATTCAAAAGACCGGAAGGACGACCAGGTACCGTAACCTCAGTGGTGGTTACGACATGGTCATACCCATCGATCTTGGCCAACCATTCATAAGAAGTCTCTTCAAAGGTATAAGTATAAGGAAGACGTTCTGGCGGCCCTGCATCAAATTTCTTATCTGCTGCAGAGTCAGCATAGATGAATCCGCCGGTTGTGTTATGAAAGACTCGGACGCCTCCGATCATGGCATAGCCATAGACAATAGGCAAATCTGTGGAGACACCCTCGGATACTACTTCAAAACCCTTACGAGCTTCCTCAGCAGCTTTCGCCGCCTTCCTCATCTTACGTTGCTGTTGATATTGATAAGCTGCGGATGCTACTGTAACCACCCAGCTAGCTACTACCCAACCACTCACTGCTGCCATCAGTTCTTACCCCATCTTAGCGCCAATCTGCCTGAACCAATATATACTTGGTCGAAGGCACTGTCATTAGGAACGATATTCCTTAGATATTCTTTCGATGTATAGACGCTGCTCTTGGCGTCTAGCTTCCCCACAGGTGATGTACAGAGTATTGTGATCTTGGACGCGCCCTCTACATTCGTATCAAACTCTTTTGTGATCCCACTAATTCGTCCTCCGTATGTCATCAGCATTTGGTCTATGTCATTGATAGGGTATCCGCTCTCGGTTACAGCGGAGAGATAGACCTCAAGCCGTGCTCCTGCGAACTTCACAGAATCGAAGAACTCACTTGCCTCAAAAGTGTTGTTCGCCAATACAACCTTAAACTCAGCACGGTCGACAGTTGTGGATAGTGCTGGAGGATCGACAGCCAGCAGGTAGCCCTCATTGATAAAGGTTTCTCCCGTCGCAGTCTGGAGGGGAGCGTCGCCATAGCTTGTTAGTAAGGCAGGAGGGTCTGTATAGATCTTGACCAGATAGAACGTGTTTACGATATCCTGCTCCATCAGTTGCTGCATTGCGGGAGACAATGAAATCATAGAACCTCCAATAGCGTCAGAGTACCATTATCCATCAGAATACCGTCAATGTACACCATGCCGATAACACTCTCCGTGTCCAAGACCATCTCCGCAATCACATCTTCACCTGTGACAAGGTCTACAGGAGCGCCCACGACATTATTTATGGGTGGGAACACCTTTGCCGAGAAAGTTGTAGTCGAGCGTGCTACCAGATCTTCCATGAGCATATACACCTTATTTTGTCCTGCGAGCTGGAAGAAAGAGCCTGTAGGCAGCTCACCTCTAAGAGTAATCTTTGCCCGTCCTCTTAGCTCTAGAAGTTCTTGAAGGCTGGCAGGTGGTGTGTAAGTGGCTGTAAATACTTTAGCGTCCTTGACATGGGCTCCGTAGTTCTGTGGAAACCTCACCTTTATCGGGTTCGTATTTCCTGCGCCTACTAACGCAACCATCAGCTCGTTTGCTGAGTGTGAGAGAGGCTCTAGGTTTGTTGTAATCTCCCAGCGCTGAGCAGGACGGCGCGAAGCCGTCCTCTTCAGAGACAGGGAGTCTGACACGAAGACAGGCTGATTGCTGCGCAGTGTCATTGGTGCTGCGAATCTGGCGACCAAGTCCCCGTTGTTGTTCAGAATCCCATACATATTACTTTTCTCCTCTTGTATAGCCCTTATTGGCGTTGTATTGATTCACACCCTGCGCAATATTTGGAAGCATTTTATAAATTTCCGACTTAGTTTGACGAGATATGTCGCCGGTAATGGTTAAGTTTATTACTTGTTGCGATGCAGCACTATTCTGTGATACAGAGTTGAGCTGACTGACAGAGTCATTAATTTGCGGAGCAGAGTGACCAACGAGACCACCTTTAGCAAAGCGCTGAGCTCGCCCCGCGTTTATAGCCTCAAGCATTGGCAAGAAACGGCGAGTTGACGCTGCATTTACGACATATTCACCATTAGAAACAGCAGCAAGGATGTTGTCAGAAGTGCCCGTTCCTGCCCCACGTATCAGACCGCCATTGGCGAAGAATCCACCAAAGAAGCCTAAAATGCTTCCGAAGTTGAACCCGCCAGAGCCGGAAAACAGACTACCGATGCTTGAGAAGAGGCCTCCAAACATATCACCGATGCCGCTCAATCCTTTCTTGATCATGCCCAGGAGACCTCCCTCACCAAAGAGGTCTGCTATACCCCCCGTTCCCTCTTGGACTTTAGCATGTACAGCCCCCAGTAGCCCTTCTGCCGCTGCTTCACCAGTGGCTTCTGGACTTTTTGCTGCTTTTCCATCTGACTCTTTCGTAGAAGGCATTAACAATTTAGCAATATTTGTTCCGAACGACTCAATATCTGGCATCAGCCCCTTGAAGAGACTCTCTGTCAAGCCTTTAGAGAAAGTCTCCAGAACAGACATAGTAAAGCTGTCTAGCAACGCTTTTGAAGCATCTTTAAAAGAGGACTTGCCAGATAGAAGATCAGTCAAAGAAGAGCTAAAAGAAGCCTTAGTATTTTCTGCAAAAGACTTGCCAAGAGCCTTCGCAACAGGCTCTAGAGAAGAGATAGTGTCGATAAAAGACCGCAGTTCAGCTTCGCTTGTGTCGGCCGTCTTAGCTAATTTCAATCGATTAGACGAACCATCCTCTAAAGCACGTGTATAAGCAACTTGCGATTCTTCAAACGCTTGTCCAAGCTCAACAAGACGCTCAATGTCAGAATCACTTACGTACTTCAAGAGGCTGCTATCGATCTGCAAGGAATCCAGCACAAGCTTAGCAGACTTAGAGTAAGCATTGTTTTGGAAAGCAGCTCTCCGTACATTATCTTCAGTAGCACGTAGACTGGCTGTGAACTCTTCAGTCCTCTTTTGGAGAGCTGTACTAGATAAAGCCGCAACCTTATTAGCTTTTGCCCTCTCGACTTCAGCCTTAGCTGCTTCAATCACTTCATCGCTGGCATCAGCTGGCATGGTTGCAAGGTTTGCTTCAGCACGAGCGATGGCAGCATCAAGCGCTGCGACGCTTCTTATAGTATACCCCTCCAGCTCGCTCTGTGCAGAGATCGTGTTCGTGACTGCTCCAGCAAGACTAATCTGGACTTCAGCAGGCAATTTAGAAAAATCTAAGAAAGATTGTCTTAAATCCGGTACTGCCTTAATCAAGTCATCGAAGATACCTTTAGCAGACCTAGGTAATATAACATCGTTAATAGGAGAGGTATCGAAACTATCAGCAGCCGTTAGAGTGTTACTAATATTAGCATAAGCTTTTGAAATTATCTCTTCAAGCTTTTTAGAGGAAGTGCCATTTGCCCTCGCTTCTTCTAGTTTCTCCTGAGAAGAGGATATTTGCTGAATGCTTCGGAAAACAGCATCCCTTGCTCCTGTGCTCATCTCCCGGAAGGTATTCAAATCAGGCGCAAGATTAGTACCATATACGGGGTCTTTCAAAAGGCCTTCTTTAAAGGCAGGCAATAGCTCTTCTAAGAGAAGTAGTGCTTTACCGTCGTCCCCTGCAGCATTCCAATCGCCTCTAAGGGTGCCTTCCGGCGGATTATAATAATCAACAATGTCTGTAAATATCCCTTTGACGTCTGGGAAATAATCAAGAGAATCTCCCCAAAACTCTTTAAGAGATGCAGTCAGATCTTTGGCGTTTTCTACAACAACAGGGATTGCAGAATCAGAGCTGGCTACACCAGAACCTTGGCTGAAGTGACCTACTCGCCCTGCATTTAGATGCTCTAGGAGAGGCTTGAACTTGGAAGTGGCAGAAGCATTAACAACGAATTCGCCGTTAGATATCATTGCAGGAATGCTATCAGAAGTGCCAGTCCCCGGTCCAGAAACATAGCCGCCTGTGGCAAACCTTTGAACTTCTTTTCCTGCGAGTTCCAAAAGTTTTGCACGTGATTGGAATCTACCAGGCGCCTGCTTTGCACCTTTAGAGTCTAGGACTTCTCTAGCAGCGCTGAAATAATCCTGTTCAAGCATCGCAGCACGAAGACGAGGCCAGCGTATCGAACCTACTTGAAAGGCATGGTCAACCATGGCAAGCTTTGCAAATTTATGCAGATCAGCGAAATTACTCAAATCCCTACGAGCGATGCCCAGATACTTATCATAGTCTTCTTTGAATAAAGAATTAAGACGGGAGGCAGAATAAACCTTGTAGTTGTGGCTTCTCAAAAATTTATCATGAGGGTACGCGCCAGACTCATTAGGCGCAGTAGCGCCAGAGCCCTTAGGATTGACTTCAAAAGGAGCGTTCGCCAATGCTGTTGTTGATAGTAAATGACCCACACCAGTTGTCAGGAATCCTTGAGAATCTTGGTATACGCGAGGTACAAAACCCTCTTTAGCCTTAATGTAACTCTCACCGACTGAATCAGGTAGAAGCTTCATGGCGTCATTGACACCGTTCTTCTGCTTGAAAGCGCCTCTCAAATACCCGCTAATAGCGCCCATAATAGCGTAGAGGTCAGTATTGCCAGCATTGATATAACGGAGGAGCCAGCCTAGTTTCTTAGTAACTGCGGCATTAACAACAAATTCTCCATTAGACAGTTTTGCAGGAATGCTGTCAGAGGTACCAGTCCCCCGCCCAGAGACATACCCGCCCGTTGCAAAAGCAGGAACGCCAGGTTTTAGCCAATCCCGGCTCTCCAGTGCTTCAAAGATTCTTTTGTTCATTCGGTCTCTGCGAGCAGTCTCTTTTATGTTTTCTGCTGCTTCACGCAACTGCTTGGCTGCGTCTCTCACGAGGCTGTATGACTCGCCACGAGCACGGCCATCCAACTTAATGGCAGCTTCTCTTGCAGAAAGAACTGACTCGATACCTTTGAGAATTTCTTCTCGATTCTCAGGTACAGTACCAGCATCAGTGCGAGCTATCTGAACAGCTTTCTCAATCGCCTTGCGAATGGAAGAATCCCTGGCGATGTCATTTACAGCAGAAGGGGAAACAGAGACACCTAGTGTAGTCAGCTTATCTGCAAGTTCTGACAGCCTATCTGAAAGTAGGGAATATCTTTCTTTAGCTTCTTCCGTGAGTCCGCCTTCTTCAAGGCCGTACTTCACTGCAGCAGTAGTAGCAGAGCTCCCGCTAATGCTGAAGTCTTGGTCGAGATCACCACGAAGAATTTGAGCGCCTATGCTTCTAGAATCAGCGTATTCCTGAAATTCCTTACGAAGAGAAATTTCTTTCTCTATTAACTCAAAGATCTTCTTCTGTATGGCGGTTTGTTCTTCTGGCGTAGCTCCGCTTCTACTGGTTTCTAGCGCATTGATTTCATTTCTGTTCGCCTTTATAGCGGTATTCAATCTTTTAGCTTCTGGCTCTTCGTGGGCAGAAGTAAAGACCTCATAAATAGAAGACGCAAGGTTCTTCAGTTTAGTTCGAACTTCGTCCGAAAAAGCGGCCCCAATAAGGGTACCCAACCCTATGACAGCTGCTGTAACTATTTTGCCTTGGAAAGAGGCCATGAACATAGCAGGGATGAGGCGTAAGAAGACCCCTTTCAGAGATGTCCAGAAAATAGCAGAGAGGCCGCCCGAGAGGGCAGAGCCAAGCGCACCAGCTACAAACCCTGCAGCAATTTGCAGCCCAACCTTATGGAAATCATCCAGGAAAGGCATATTTACTGAAAGGTATTCATCTGCTGCCATAAAACCAACAGCACCGCCTGCAGCACCACCAATAGTACCCATCAAGCCCATCATACTTCTTTGAAAAACCGACCTCAGATTTTCAAAGTGGCGATTTATGACAGCGGACTGTCGAAGAAAATCAGAACGACTTTGCTTGAGAGCGCTGATCTGTGCCTTGCCCAGTGCTGCGCCTTCTTCGACAAGTTTTATGTTTTTGTCAGCTTTGCGGATTGCAACGCGGCTATTAAAATCTAACTGACGGCGGATACCAGAATCAGCTAACGCCTTGTCAATATCCCTTACTGTAAGAGTCCTGGTACCGCCGATGCCTAAGGCAGCTCGCAATGCGGGGTTTGTATTATTTGTTCTGGCAGCAGCCTGCTTAGCTGCCAAGAGGTTTCTAGCGGCAATATCTGTCTGTTTCTGTAAACTTGTCTCAAGACGTCGAATATCTTTTCCTAGACTAGCTGCCTCTAATTTAAGAACCCCATTCTTAGCTCGCAATCCAGATGTAACTGCGACTCTTGCAGGCACCTTGGTGAGTTCGACGATGGTCTTCGCCCAAAGCGCTCTGGTGGTTTTTAGGAGGAGGCTAATACCAACTAGCACAGAAGCAAAACGTAAGGGATCGCTGGCTGCAAAATTAGAAATACCCTCAGATATACTAGAAACAAATTTGGCTGCCAGCTCAGCAATGGCCCCGAAAACCCCCTCATTCTTAAATGCGGCAGTAATCCCCAAGCCAATAGTCAGAGTAAAAATACTCAAGAAGGCTGTTCTGACCCTCTCAGAGGATACTGCTGCAACTATTGCCCAGCTGATTCCCGTAATAAGCACGCCATTCATTAGTTTAGAAACAGCGTCGCCTGCTTTTTGAAAGATACCGCGAGGGTCTTCTGCTGTCCCTGACATGAGGTAAGACGCACTATTTGCAATGGCGTCTCTCATTTGAGTAGACTTGGTTGTGATCCACTCCCATGCCTGGCTGGCAGCGACTCCTGCTAGAGCGAAAGCATCTGAGAGAGCATCAGCTGCATTTTGAGAAATTGTCTCCAGAGTGCCAAATATAGCGTCCCAAGATGATTTCAAATTAGTGCCTAGACTAGAGAACAAGCCATCAATACTTTCTCGCCATTGTACAAATTTCTTGGAAACTGTATTGAAGTCTATGGCTTCAAAGAGTGTTGAACCGCTTAGCAAATAGCCTGTACCGCCCAAAAGACTTATGCCAGAAACGATGGCAGCAATCTTCAGGCCGAGCCCTCGCAGGACGAAGTTAGCAGCACGTACCCCTCTAAGGAGACCGTACATCGCCTTTCCTGCCTCGAACAACCCGTAGCCTACCGCTGAAAGACCCCCTGCTGACAGTGCATAGAACGCGGCGTCACTTTCTCCTGTGAACCTTTTAACAGAGTCTAAAGACTTTCCTACAAGTTTCTTTGTCCAGCCCTCAACACCTTCAACTAGGTCAGGAATCCAAGAGTTTCCAATCACCTTGTCATACAGCCAGAAGAAAGCTCTTTCTGCTTTTTCTGCAAAGTTTAGAACAACAGCGAGTGCCTTGTCAAGTCCAGGAATAAAGGCCATTACGTCTATTTCTGGCATAGACCTCATTACCTGCCAGAAACCGTCAATAATTGCCCTGAAAGTATCCTCAAATATAGCGAAGTTCAGCACAGATATACGTGCTCGTATCCCATCAAAAACGGACAAGATCTGTAGAGCAGCTTTGTTGAAAAAGCCTACTAAATCACTTAAAGGGAATGCCTTAGCAATACTAACGATTGTATATTTGATTTGGTTAAATATGCGAGATACCACATGTTGGAGTTGTCCTGAAGCACCTATCAATTTCCGAATCGTGTTGCTAGCGATGCCTACAAAATATTCTACTCTCTGAGAGATAGAATAGATATAGATTTCAGCTTGCAGCGAGTAGACTTTAAGGTTATTCGCAAAGTCAAAGATAGATCTAGCAAAATTATTTATTACTGCCGGAATCTTACTCTCTGCCCCTAAAAAGAGCTCAACAGTAGAATTGAAGAGGGTTGAAAAGGCCAAGCCTATGTTACTAAATGCTTTGGCGTAAGTAATTCCGAAATCCTTGAACTTCTTATTTAGGTCATCTGCTTGAGAGTTAATAGCGTTAAAGACCGTGCTAAATGACAAAAGACCAGCTTCTGCCATAGAACGGATTTCCCCTATTTCTCTATTCATGCCCTTAGCTAGCGCCTGAATAAAAACAGGTGCGCTCTCAAACATCGCTCGTAGCTCTTCACCAGCGAGTCGGTTGGAGGTCAGCCCCTGCCCTAGCTGTAGCAAGGCAGATTGAGTTTCCCCGACAGTTGCCCCGGACAAGGCAAGAGACTGAGAAACAGCCTTGGTAAAAGAGGCGATTCGAGCCTGACTGACACCGAAGCGTTGAGCAGCAATACCTGCCTTTTGGTAAAGCCCCGCAACTGCATCAAGCTTTGCACCAGTGTCAAGAGCAATCTGCTTAGTTGCGTTAAGAGCAGCATTCATCTCATTGGTAGACCTGGTAACCAAACCAAGCTGGTTTCTAAGCTTGGTGTACTTGTCTAGCACCTTTGCGTTGGCAGAGAGAGACGCGCTAACGGCTACCATACCTGCGATAGCGGCTGTAGCGGTTCTGATACTACTAGCGACTTTGCTGGCAGATTGTTGAATACCGTCTACAGATGTTCGTAACTTTTGTAAGTCATCTCTAGCATGTCTGCTGTCCGAAACTGTTTCTATTTGTAAAGTCATTCTCTTAAGTCCTTTCGAAATTAAGCCCAGACAAATTAATGTCTGGGCAGATAATCAGCGTTCGCTTACAATGGTGCCAAGAGGACGGCCATAGCGAATCGCAGTGCGCTCGATAAACCTAGCAGGAGCTTGCTTAGAAGAACCCTTATTCAACATAGGGAGATAAGGAACATCATTGAATACAGTGATTGTATCCAGGCTCTTAGAGATCTTCCATCCTGCTGCGGCCCTGCCTGTATCTTTAGGCGTCACATCTGCTAGATCTTTCACTAGGCTTGACACCACTTTCTCATGGTGCTGCTCTAACTCTTTGTTAAGTTGAGCATCTAGCATGGCGAAAGTAGAAGCAACACCCTTAATTCTCACCTTCATACTAATCCTCTGGTATCTTGTCGCCACCTTTGGCAGAGAGCATTTTAGAGAATAAATAAGAGTTTTTCAAATTAGCTACAGGGTTCTTGGGCCGAGAGGCTGCTTCCATTTGAGCGAGGCTCGGAAACAAGTCTCCTGGCTTCATCTTGCCACCAAAGGCTGAGACTATGTAAAAAGTTCGCAGGTCTTCCCGCCAACCGACAGGACGGCTTTCGAAGTACAGTAGCCACCCCTTAAATGTGTCGTAGGGCATGTCAGCGACTTCTTCATAAGAAATGCCTAGAGTGTAGGCTAGCTCGAAAAGCTGAAACTGATCATCCGAAAGGTTCACTTCCCCTTGGGAGGATCGTCAGTGAGGCCTGAGAACTTCATAATCTCGGAAGATAGCTTGGAGATATCTTCCAGAGGCCAGGTGCCGAAATCTTCATCTGTCAGCTCGCTACCGCCCTCTACGCCTGCACGGATGACATCATAGATGAGATTCAGCTGACTTTCATCATCAGGCTGCATTTCAGCAGAAGCCGCCTGAATCTGCAGTGCTTGAGCGGTGGACAGCTTACGGATTGTAACCTGCTCATCCAGGAATTTGGTGGTTTTGGTAATACGACGACCAACAAGATTCTTCATTTGTCTTCTCCAATGAAAGAATTAAAAGATTCAATTTGCTTTTTCAAAGCATGTAAATCGGACAAGGTTTTAAAGATTTCTTCGGACTTTTCACGATCCGCTTCAAACTCCTGTATCCGTTCAAATGTCTTGCTAATACTAAGATCGACACTTCGACGCATGTGCTTTAGGGTCAGCCCAATGACGTAGTCGCGACTAAATTGACGATTAGAAGCCATGTAATCATCCCTACATGAAAAGTGGAAGAAGGCATTAGCCTTCCTCCACCAAAAGCTTGAACAGTACCACTTAAATCTTAAATGGTATAAGCGCCGTAGAAATCAGACTGAATGCTGATTGTCAGTGTTGCAGTATTGGCGTCAGTCAGCTGCGGGTTGACCATCAAGGCATCTACCTTGCCAATCCAGTAATACTGAGAGTTACCTACAGTGCCTACGCCCCCTGCAGTTGCTGCGTATTTTACATCACCAGAACCGGTCGGCTCAGCATTCATCAATGTAAACCGGAAAACGTACTGGTTACCATCACCAACCATAGAGCCAAGAATATTGGCAGGGTCATCTGCCCACTCAGCAGGAATATAGTTCAGAGTGATCTCCATAGAGGGAGCATCAGACTGACCCTGAATCTGCTGAGAAGTACGCTGCCCGTAGACAGGGACGTTGACAATATTCGGAGGGGTGCCCATAGAAGGATACTCACGAACGTTCTTAACACGAACGAAGGTGTTGGTACCCTTGGTTCCGCCAACAGACGGAATTTCGTTAGCAAACAGTGTCTGGAACTCAGCAGCGGTACCCAGTGCTGCAAGAGCTTCCGGAGACAGCGGTGTGCCAGGGGTTGCAACAGACAGGTCAGAAAACATGCCTGCGCCGATAGAGGAAATGTGTGCCATTTATTCAACTCCAAAAAAACTTGAAAGGTATTGTGACAGATGTCATGCTGAGAGAAGGGTTGTCCTTGTCTCTAGCGGTTTCACCTGCGGTTAGTGCCCAAAATTGGATACTACTAGTGTCTACACTGTATTGTTTGGAAGTGTAGCACTGGTTAAGCAGATCTAGAGCCGAAGCAACTTCAGCCAGACCAGCAGTAACAGGCACAAATACGTCTATTAGGACGATACCAGAACCAGAAGAGAGATTCACACCAGTACCGGCAGGAATCACATTGATTCTTACAAATTTCTGAGGTAGAGGATCCGGAACCAAAACAGCTGGATACGCTTTAATGCCAGAAAGAGTCCACACTTCTTCTGTAAGGGGGCGCATTGCCAGCTTCATGAGCTTATCGAACTTATTCACGAAACCACCGTCCCTTCTACAAGAATTATGTAGTTCTTTTGGGCCAACACAGGCCCAATATCCAATGAAATGCCGCTTATTTCAATACGAGAGAAGTCGTTCATATCTTTAATGTCGTCAGTGACACGAAAGAGAAGCGTCCACTTCTCTGTGCCTTTGCTGACTCTTTTGTCTACGACTACGACTTTTGTAAAGGCGTCAGCGGCGTTTGTAACATTAGACTCTAGCGTTGAAAAGTCAAAATCACCAACAATTGCTCTTTTGAATATAGCGTCTTCCGCCAAGTCTTTCAACTGGCGAAAAGCCAATGCCAGCTGAGAGTCGATGAGAGCCTTGTAGGACATCAGTTCGCCCTCCACCACATTCTTGCGGATGAGCGGGATGTCCAAAGAGGCTTCATGAGTTTCTCAGCTAACGCTGGAAGAGTCGATGTATTTTGAATATCCACCAGCTTGATCCCAGCTATGGACAAGCTGTCTACCTTTCCTGTACTATCCAGCAGACCATCATTATTGAGCATATGATAGGCAGTTTCAGTGCAACCTTTAATCACACGAGAAGGAGTACCTTCTATAGAAACTGTCTTCCCAACAATTGGCTCAAAATAAGTGATCTTCCGAGGGAATGCACAAGATTGAGTATCTCTAACAGCAGTGCCCAGCCAAGGATACTCATTTAACAGAGTAGTTGCAGATATTAGAGCAGCTTCTTTCTGCTCTACAGTCGCTTCTACCCATGCAGCTACGTCAATCCGACCAGACATATAGTCTTCGGCCTCTTCGATCGTAACAAAAGAGTTTTCACCTTTGACTAAGGCCATGCTTACTCACCTTTCAATTAAGAGTGGAACACCGGCAGGATGCCCAGGCTCAGTGCAGAAGAGGTCTTGCGAGTCCATACACCAGAGGTGCTAGCCAGCATATCGGCAGCGGCAATGAGCGGAGTCTGGACGCCAGCTTCCATAACAGAGCTGTAAGCTGCGTCAGTCGGGAAGTCTTCCTGCTCACCAGTCCAGCTGTAGCCAGCAGGGTGCAGAACATAGCCCCAACGATGCCATACAGTGGTAGTACCGCCACCCTTGTAAGCACCAGCATTACGATCGATCTCGGTTGGCAGCGGTACATTCAGATTTTCCATTGCAATAGCGCTAGGCAGAACAATGAAAGAGCACTGAGTGCCAACCAGATCTACGCCAGTGCCGGTGTTGATCTTAGCGATCTGAGCAGCGGTCAGGCTCTGGTTTGCACGAGTCTGGATCAGGCGGAACTTGCCCTGGAAGATGGTATTGAATTCAACATTGCCATCAACAACACGGTCAGCGTCTACAAGGTTAGCAGAACGCAGGGAAGCCATCACTGCCGGAGAAGCGAACAGGTAGGCGTATTCCGGCTCGTAGTCTTTGAAGGCCATGCCGAACGCATTCAAGAAGCCGGTGGCACGCTGAGCACCAAGATTGGCAGCAGCAGCATCTGTAATGATCTTGCTGGCTCCCAGATCGACATAGAAGCCGTAACGCTTGTCAGTCGGATCGTTTTCGAAAGTCTGACCGCCCAGACCAGCTGCACCAGACGCATTGTGTGCGCCGTTCAGCAGTTCAGAGATAGCCACACCTTTCAGGATAGACAGTACAGCATTGTGTTCATCCTGAGAGCGGGTCTCAGCCAGATCACGGCCAAATTTAGCCAGACCATCGTCCTGGGTGATCAGGTCTTTCATGTTGATGTTACGAGCACCATGAGTACGTACGGTCTTAACGTAGTTCAGGAATTCGGTGCCGTAGCTGGACAGTGCACCATCAGTAGCATCAGTGATAGATGCAGTGTTGACAACCTGATTGATCGGCTTTCTCCAGCGCAGCTGGCCGGTGAAGGTCTCAGTGTTCTTGTCGATCAGCGGGTTGGAGCCCATGATACTAGTACTGGAGATCTTGCGAGCAGCAGTGTAAGCTTCATCTGAGTAAGCAGAGATAGCAGCCTGCAGTGCGTAGTCATCAGCACCGGCAATAGTGGTTTGAACAGTCATTTAAAAATCCTTAAAGTTTTCCTTCCCTTGCCCGTTTCAGGACTTCAGCCTGAGACAGCTCAAACAGAGATTTACTGGCAGAAGGGTCGGAGGGTTTCGGTGTCTGGAACTCAGTTCCTTTAGATTGCGGCTTGCTGAAAAGGAAGGAGTTAGATTCATCACCCACATAGTGGTTGACAAATTCAGACAAGGTTGCACCAGACTTGTGAGTCCATGTGCCGTCCTCAGATTGCACAAGTTGACTGGTGATTTCTTGAAAAGCCACATCTTGCGCTTTCTTGCTACGGAAGGTTACACCTTCTAAAGCACTCAGCTCATTCTTCACCTCAACATCTCTTGTCAGCTCAATGTTTCGGGTACGAACAGCTTCAAGTTCACGCTGGAGTTGATCACGCTCCAAAGTCAGTGCTTCGGCTTCTTTACCTTCGTTACGCAGACGCTCAAGTTCAGCCTTACGGTTAGCTTCTTCTAGCTCTCTAACACGAGCCAGTGCAGCATCACGCTCAGCAAAAGCACCATCAAGTTTTTCTTTGATAGGTTTCAGACGTTCTTTCACAACATCATCAATAGAAAGGTTGTCTGACGGCTTTTCATCACCTTGCTGTTCACCAGTGGCATCGGGAGTCACAGCTCCATTTTCACCATCTGTTGCACCAGCAACCTTGGTTGCATCTTGCTCTTGTCCTTCAACTTTCATTTTATAACCTCTGAGTACAACTCAATACATTAGCAGACACAGCCTGCCCTTAAAAAATATAAAGCACCCTGAATATTGAATTTTACGGTCTTCAAGGTACTCGAATGGAGTGTGCTTTCTCTTTCGAGAGAAAGGATACTACAACTACGGTACAACAACAGCTAGCTAACAGCTGGTTGGGACCGGAGGGAGTAACTCCTCCTTTAATTTAACAAGTTGGGATAAACAAAAAGTGAGATATTTCAACACTAATTGCTGTTAACCTACCCCATACCAGCCCTTGTCTTCCATGAATTCGTCATTGACTTCTTCCATAATGTCTTCCATTTTCAGGATATCTTCTTTTGTGATAACCTTACCGCCAATCTTAGACTTACCAGGAACCGGGATCAGCCCTGATTCAATGGCTTCTTCCATATAGGCGTCATAGAGTTCTTTCGGAAGACCACGAGCTCTCATCTCATCTAGCGTTGCTTTGATAGAGTTCCTTGAGAGAACATTGCCATACAGCTTTCGAAGAGCTTCTCTGGCTTCAAGCATCTTAGCTGCATTGGTGAAGAACGCATCATGAATTGTCGAAGTGGCTATGTTGTTTTTCTTTCCCCAGAGATGGAAGTTCTTGACAAGAGTTGCATCGTTACTATGGTTGCCATTAACTGCATAAGCAGTGCGAGCTTTAGTGACATCGGCAATGTCGTTTATCTTGCCCTTCTGATTTGTGAACTCTTCCCACCAAGTTGCTGAAGTTTTCTGAGGTACTTGGACAATATTTGTAATCCAGTTGCCATTAGCATCTTTGTACCGAATCATTTCTTCATATTTTTGTGTGAAGTGCTGTTCAATAGTTTTGCCATCAAAGTTCACCCAAGGCACCTTGGCCCAGCTCTTAGGCAGCTTGTTAGCATAGAAGAGTTCAGCTTCCGACAGTGTTTTGGCACCACCAAGGATCTCTATCTTAGCGAATTTCTTGCCAGTACGTCTTGTCTTAGCTGATGGCATTCCGTAGAGGATGTGAGCAAGTGTGCTGTTAGGATCCCAAAACTCAAACTTCTCAAGAAATTGCCTAGATACGCTTTTCTTCGGGTCAAGACCCATCATACGGGCAACCCATTCAGGTCGAATCTTGTAACCATCTCTTTCATTTCCGAACAGCTTCAACTTGGCTATATGAACCCAGTCAAAATCAGAACGAGACGGTTTAGCAGATTTAAGGAAATCCTCAGCCAGACGACCAAAGAACCTTGTGAAGTCTTTGAGGATGGGCACCTGAGTGTTCAGCTGTTCGCTCATTATAGAGGCAATTAGCTTGAAGTCATCTGGTGTCACAACCTTGTTATAGCTATGGGTCATCTTCTCCACAAGATCTCTGGTCTTGGGGTCTAAGAAGTACAGCTGTTCCATAATATCTAAACTTGGCGATTGGCCCTTGTTAAAGATATCACGGATTGTTGCCCTGAGGTCTTTCAGCTCTTGTGCTGTTATGGGATCAAACTTCTCATATCTCGCAATACGAGCGCTGATCTCATTTAGAACGGTGTCTCTGTCTGTAGCCTTTACAACAAGAGTGGCGTCCTGCTTGCCCAACACTTTAGCCAGTTTTCCTTCTACGTTAAGTATCCCTGTTCTTTCCCCAGCGCCGTAGAAAGAGACCATATTTTGCCTTATTGTTCCAGAGTGTATCGTTAGTACACCTGCGTGTCATTCCTAGTTTGTATTAATAGATTTCCATAACACACCTCACATGTGCTCGGAATGACACAGCTATATGTTACCATATAGAGCAGACTATATCATCACTCTCACGAGTGTCCCGCGCTTCGACTCACTTGAGTCTACAGGTTTCATAATCCGTTCTGGATCGTATGCCTTAGTCGTTGCACCTTCAAGTCTGTTCCCAGACAAGCTTGGCTCAGAGGTTGTCCCAGTGGGAGGTTCCCTGAATTCACGGGATTTTACAAGGCCCATTGTGTCAAGCCTTGGCGGCCTTCCTTAAATCTATTTCAGTCAACCCTAATCGTTTATTCAGCTCTCTGAATCGAGGATCGTTGAATGTAGCTGCAGCGATCTCATCGTATCAATATGTTCAAGCAATGGCGCAACCCATTGCCCAGCGCCTCTAAGTTAGATCAGTAGTTTTTCCAATTTTGTCCAGATCGAATTCGATAGATTGTTCCTCTGGCCACATCATATAGCTCAGCAATTTCTCTATCGCTCTTTCCGGCTGCAATCATCTGTCTGATTGTAGGTATGTCTTCAGCTGTAAGCTTTCTCTTACTGCTTTTTGACTTCATACCTGACAAATCGGGGCCAACGTTTTTCCAAGCCCTTCCCAGCTTTAAATTGCTAATTGTTCCTGGCGAAACTTGATATTTTTCAGCCAACCTTTGGGCAGGCACACCTGAAAGTATGGCTTCTTTTATTTCAACAACAGCAGACTCATCTAGCGTTGCCCACTTAGTAGAAGAGCCTTTACTTTTCAAACCTGTCTCGTAGGCATGGGTCGTGTTCTCAGACGATGTAACCCATTCTAAATTTTTAAAATGGTTATTAGTCTTATTACCATCTACATGGTTGACAACTAATTTCTTTGAAAAGCCGTCTACAAAAAGCTCTGCAACCATTCGATGCAATCTGTAAGACTTTTTGTCTTGGCTGTCATAAACAGATAAGTATCCGCCAGGATTCTTTGAAAACTTTCTAGGTTTTTTATTTTGCCAATTTCTGACATTTCCTAGATTACTTACTTCAAACTTAGTTTCTTTGTATCTTTTCCATATCTCTTTGCACATGTTTATTTCCTCAAGTGCTCAGAGGCGCTTCTGCATGTTGCCATGCAGTTCAGACTATATCTTCACCCATCTTTGGGTGTCGGGCGCTTCCACCAGCATCGACTTCTGGTGTACGGGCTTCATAATCCGGTCTGGATCGTGTGCCCTAGTCGTTGCACCTTCAAACCTATTCCTAGGTAAGCTTGGCTCAGAGGTTGTCCCATAGGGAGGTTCCCTGAATTCACCCGATTTAACGAGACCAAAGTCTAGCCTCCTCTTCTGATTGGTAGGCACTACATTGCTCAGCTCTGCCAACTGCTTATTGCGAGTTGTCAAAGCAATGATCTGAGCGCCGCTTGAACTCCATGTGTTAACAAAGGTCGTTAGCCTTTGCAAGAACTCTTCTTGTTAGTTAATAGTTTTTCCAGGTCTTTCCTGAAACTATTGCGTGAATTGTACCACTATGTACTTTAAAAGTACGACCTATCTCTGCTAAAGATTTGCCTTCCGAATACATGCTTCTTATTACAGGAATATCTTCTGCAGAAATCTTTCTCTTACCACGACTATTCCCCTTAGTTCCTTCTGACCTGTCAGGAAGGACCACATCAGGCATTACATGGGTCCATCTCTTGCCATGTCGAATTTTAGAAATAGTTGCAGTGACCGTCCCAGTCAATTCAGATATTTCCTGATCATCAAGGTCGTTTAGCATAAGCTTTTTAATAAGTACAACGTCATCCTCTGTCAACTTGGCGCCTGGTCTCAAGCTTCCTAGCGGCATTAGACCTGTACTTATCGCATGCTCATGATTTTGCTTAGAAGTGACATACTCTAAGTTTTCTATGGAATTGTCAGTCTTAATGCCGTTAATGTGGTTAACTTGAAGACCGTTTGATTCACCAAGGAAGACTTCAGCAACGAGTCGATGAACTCTCTTGTTGATCTTAGCACCATCAATGTATAAAGTCAGCTGGTGGTAGCCATACTGATTGACCTGTGGTGTTAAGACCTTGCTAGAGCGTTTACTATACACCCGACCCTTGTCACTTACTAAGTAGTTAGTATTCTTAAGTGGTTTCCAATTTTCCATAACAAGCTCCTCTTCATGTGCAAGAAGAGTTCTTCTGCATGTTGCCATGCAGAGCAGACCATATCTTCATACATTTCTGTATGTTCCGCGCTTCCCCGTCACTTGACAGGTACGGGCCTCATCCTCTGCTTGAGAGGGTACGCCCTGGTCGTTGCACCTTCAAACCCATCGCTGGGTAAGCTTGGCTCAGAGGTTGTCCCAGTAGGAGGTTCCCTGAATTCACGGAATTTATAGACACCCGTTATTTTAAGCGTCTTGTTCTAAAGCCAATGCGGTCTTGTACTTGGAGAGCCTTTCAAGAGAGCGCTTGGAGTAATCTCCCCCAAGAAACTCATCCATCTTGGCCAGCTCAATAGCAAATCTAAAGAACTTACCCTGTTCCTCAGCATCAATCATTTGCACGAGCTCATTATCCAAGATGTCACGGATATCTCTTGGTTTGGCTCTTCGCATTTGATTGCCGATCTTCACCATTTCATTGCGATACTTTTGGGCAATCTTCTGGCGCCCTGTGATCGTTAGAGAGTTGAAATTGCCCTCCAGCTTCTCACTGAGACCGCCGAGGAATGCACCAATCTGATCTTGGAAATTCAAGAAGTCTTTACGGCTGAAAGCATACTCTTCTGCAGTATTAAGGAACGGTCTAAACGTCTCACCACTCTGAGGGCTGATAAAACCCCTGTCGTAGATCCTTGCACGATGGTCTATGAACGGAGTATTGCTGAACTTTCTATCAGTCTTCCGCAGCCACTCCATCGACTTAAATCGCTCATAAGAGTCACCACGAGAGGCAATGTACTTACGGTACTCATTCAGAGAGTTGTAGTACTTGGCCCTGCCTCGGTCGTCTTCAAAGTTGAGCAGCTTATCAACAAAGTCATAGAAATCCTTGTCAATTCTGTACTCAGCTTGACCTGCCCAGTTCAGAGCGTCAACCAAATTCTTGTCAATAAACTCTTCGGGGAACTCACTGAAACTAGAGGTTGACGTGATTGGGATTCTGGTGTCTTCATAAAGACCCCACTTGTTTTTGATAAAGTAGGTCTTTCGGTTAGTCCGGAAATGCAACCGCTCGGAAGGGTCAGTCACAGCTACACGCAGTCCAACCTCAACCTTACGAGTTAGCTTAGAGTACTCCTGAATGCGAGGATCGACAATGCGAATATTGTAGCTAATGGTGTCAAAGTAAGGGCCAAAGTAAGCACCACTCATGCGGCTCTTCATCCTTCGCTTTTGAACACCGAAGGTCTCAAGCTCATACAGCTTGCTGACATTCTTAGACTGGAGGATTTTCATGCCAACCCTGTGCCACTCTTGCCGAGAGCCGGTATAGTTGGCAGCATTGTACAGATCACGACCAAGAGCAATTGCAAGCTGGTCTACATCAGGAGTGTCAGCTAAAGCCAACCGTCTGGCAAAGCGCTCATAGAAGAATTTCAACTCTTTATCTGAGATTCTTAGCTTGATTTTAAGAGGGATAGCACTGTCAAACAGTGGCATCATCTCCTTAGCAAGCTTGGGGGCTACTCTGTTTTCCCAACGGTTTTTCTTACGAATATTATCAAGAAAGGTGTCACCAAGCTCTTCTAATTGCGTAGCGCCTAGAACAGGGTCGATGTAGTTTGCTTGTTTTAGCTTCTTCAACAAGTCTGTATCTCTTCGGAGCACAGTCTCGATAGCGTCCGAAACGTTCATCACATCAAATTTGATCTGATTTTGAAGCACTGCTTTGAAGTTTCCCCAAGGCTCAGGATTCTTACGATATCGAGTAAAGATAATACGCAAGTTGTCAGTAATAACAGCAAGCTCATTAACACCAATTCGCTGATCCATGTCTTTGATGAACTTTTGGATGAACTCTTTATCAGCCTTGGTGAGCTCAGTGGCTTCTTCTACCAGCCTGAGGTTATTTTCCAAGACTTGTGGTGCAGGCTGGTAAAGACGAACATCTTCGTAACGACCTGTCACAGGGTTAAAGCGCATCTGCTCTTCTGTAGGAGGTCTTGTCAAGACTCTTCTCTTAGTCGCTCGCTTGTTTCCAAGAGTGATGCCACGATAATTAGTCAGAGACAGCGTGCCATCGAGTTCCATAGACTGAAGTCTATAGTACTCCTTAAGACGTGCTTGCATTTTTGGATCGTTCAGCAAATCTTCAGGACGTGCAACTGGAAGCTTCAACATGTCCAATTCGAGCCTAGCTCTGGCAAACCTAGCAGTATCACCTTGAACTGAAAACTCTGAGTCTGTCAGCTGGCGGAGTGCCTTAATGCCAATCGGCTTGCCCTGCATGTTGAGCAGCTGCGAACCAGTGACAGCACCCTTGTGAAAAGCATCGAGAGCCTCTTGGCTACCGGCGTGTTTCAACTGAATTGCCAGGGGCTGACGGCGAAGCCAATCATCATATCTAAGCTGATTTGGAACCAAGCCATCATAATACTCACGTTGAGCTGGAGTTAACTTTTGCAGATTCCTCTTTCTAATCTGCATCACGTTATCAAGTTCGAAAAGCTTGTCCCAGCGTTTGACGATCGGGGTCGTTGTCGAGCGGCAATTAGATCCCCAAATTGTCTTGCCATTTCTAGACACTAGAAGAGTGTGTTTTTCTGCCAACTCAAGATCTACAACATTAAATTCTCCAGAAACCACCTCAACCTTGGCACTAGCAAATGTGCGATACGTGCTATAGTTCCAGGAGACCTTATGGACAGGGTGCCGCCCATTTATAACCCGTCCGTCTTTAAGGTGGACAATCCTCGGTGGTTCAGTAGATAAAGTAGTGCTCCCACCAGCTTTTATCACCAGCTCAGCAAGACCATCTCTTAACCTAGGCGATGTAGTAGTAAAGGATCTTATTGGTTTAGAAACATAGTTACCGAAGTCGGAACCCTTGGTAGAGCAGCCATCTCCAAGTAAATAAAACTCTAAAAATTTGTAAATAAGCTCTGAAGACAATTCTTTTATAAAATCAGGAATAAATTTTTCAGTGCTTTTACCAAATTGTAAGACATACTCTGCGAGGTCTTGGGAAACAAACCCAATCTTGTCTTTGCCCCAAGGACGAGGATTGAGTTCCGCCAAAACTTCCAGCATCAGCTCTCGATGAGTTTCTTGAGAGATAGCCACATTGTAATAGTTTTCACTTTTCTTTGTTACAGAGCCATCGCTTAAGTACCACGCCATGAAAGCAAGATAAGTTTCGATTGAGATGTCAATACTCTTGTATCTAAAACGAGAAACTCTTTCTCCGGTCCACTTTGAGGATAAGAAGCTTCTAAAGTCGGATTTCGGAACTTCTTCAAAACTTTCGTACTTTCTTGGCACCCACTCTTTGTAAGATCCTCGGTCTACACGCTTTTGACCTATGAAAGGGTGATCAAGACTGACAGCCAGGTCTAGACTCTTGCCGGTAATCTTGCGAATTTTATTGACCTTCTTGGAAAAGGTCTTTACAACAGGTTGCCATGACAGGTCTTCTGTCTCTGGATCCAATGACAAACATAAATCTCCAACCTTTACGTCTTTCATTGGCACGAACCCGCTCTTGGTGTAAACTAGCGTGTCGTCCAGGTAGCAGCGAAAATGAGCTGGGGGAAGGTGTTTGACATCCCCAGTGGGGTAGACATGCCCGTGCCTGAAACGGCACAGAGGGGTCGTGCTAGAGTCCAGAATGGCCACGTACTGCCAGCCTTCCAGCGCCGGTTCGTTCGCTGCGTAGACGGCTTGGTCAGCCTGCGCTTGTACGGATGTAACCGCAGTGGTCACTAGCGCATCTGCATGCTGCTTAGTGATTTTGTGAATTCTGCCCTTTCGAATCTCCTTAGAGAGTTCTGCAGCAGTTGAGCCGTCAGCGATACCCTTGCGAATAATTCGTTCGATACGCTGGCGCTCGGAATTGGAAACTCTCGCCCAACCTTCTGCGAGAGTCTGGTCATCAGCAAGAGGGCGTTTTAAGACTATGTCTTCCCCTATTTGCCGAGATGCGGGTTTGGTACGCCAGACTTTGCTAAGTCCAGCGTCCATCACCTGAAAGGTGTAGCTCATCTGGTCATGCACCATCTCCAGCAGAGAGCGCTTAGAGACGTTGTACACCTGCTTATACGCTCTTTGCAATTCCTGATCTACCGCCTCACGCAGTGCAGCATAACCAGCATTAGAAGTTTTAGCAGAGCTAATGAGCTTGTCCAAACGGACAGTATGGTCGTCAACTATGACGAAAACCTTGTTCTTCAACATTTGCTCGTAGCGAGCAATCATTACAGCACGGTCTACTGTTTTATCGTAAAGCTCTTCATTCAAGCCAACGGCCATACCTCACCTCATCTCATAAGATCAGCGCCTTCCACTCGGCCACGAGCTGGAACAGGGTCGCTATTGATTTCTTCTACGCCCTTCTCATCATCATAATCAGAAGGAGCAATGTCATTTTTCTTGATAATAGATAGCCAGATGCTGCGAGGAATGAGACCATCTTGGTACCACTCGGTGATCAGTCTCAACCAATCCGCACCCAAGCCTACAGTATCAAAGTCAGAGCTCAGATTGAATACAACATCACCATCCTTGAGTTCAAGATCGTAACGCCAGTTGATCATCTGAGCAATGATTTGCCTTACAGTAGCACTCAGCTTAGTGCATAAAGAGCCTAGCTGGGCTGTCTGAGCCGCATTTCGCAGCTGGAGCGCCACACCAGACTGAGCGGTCTCAGGGGACAACATTCGAACGCCTAATTTAGCTAGCTCTTCGATAGACTTTTCAATCGCAGCCTCCATATCTGAAAGAGCTTCAGTCGGAGTCTTGAGGATGTCTGCCTTGTCATCTTTGCCTAAGTGCAGCCAGGTGCCGAGACCAGATTCCACAATCTTTTCAAACTCCTCGTCCATCATGTCAGAGAAGATGATAGGAGTATAGGTGGCAGCACCATACAGCAAATGATTTCGGCGGGAGATCTTGTTGTACAGAGAGACTTCTTTGTCAATAATAGAAGTCAACATCGGCTCGCCAAAGTCATACTCTCCATTCAAGGGCCACAACGGAATGAAGTCAATAACCTCTCCACGAATCATTATGCCCTTATGGGTCTTCTCCAGTTTAAACTGGGATGGCATCTTTTCAGGATCCATTTTGATCTTGCCAGAAGCCACTGTGGCAGAAGCGTCTTTGTTAGCATGAAATTCACGAATCTGATATTTGCCATTGACGAGCTCATGCACCCATACTGTCTCTGTCAACGTAGGATGGAATTCATCTTCTTTATAGACCTCTGTATAGCCACGGACAATTACAAACATTAGCTTGTTCTTGCCAGTGATGGGATCTTCTGCCACTCGGTGGTTGATCACTACGTCAGATCGAAGCCAAAATGGAAAAGGCTCAATAGGCGCATCTTCATCGTTGTTTGACGCGATGTTTAAGCCAACCCATGCACGACTTGTCTGCACCTCTTCCCATAAAGAGGCGGCAAGAAAAGATAATATTGGAGAGTCATCTGCTCCAAAGTTGTCTCGAATCCAAGTCTCAGCGTCTTCGGGAACCTCTTTCCTGAAACGAATCTCAGGCGGCTTTCGCAAAAGACCACCAACCAGCATCTTAGCAAATGCAGATGTTATCCCAGGCAGCTCTGCTTCTGCTTTATAGAAGTTATACTGAGCTTGAGACATGGTGGGTGAAAATGGGATCAGAAGGTTCTCAAATGCAACAGTATCAACAGTGCCATCAAACTCTTTGACAGCCTTCTCTCCACCGCATACAGCTCGCGCCTTATCCCACATTGGCTTCATAGATTCGAAAGCGGGAGTCGGATCTCCAACACTTCTATTTCTGGATTGGGTTTGAATGACGCTCATTCAAGAACCTCCTAAGGTCTATCAGTGCAGGCGTTTGTTAAACTCAGCGAGAGTGCCTTCAAACACCTCCCCGGTGTTAGAATTACGAGCTTGGATGCGCTCTTCATCAGAAGGTACAATGATCCAATCTGCAGGGCAGCGGCCCTCAAAAGCAGCCAGTCGGTCAACCTGTACAGCAGCATCTTCATTCAATACCACTTCTTCATCCTCTGTAGTAACGGTAGTCTCTTCAGTGTTGATTTTCAAGTTTTTCATGTTCTTCTTCAACCTTATCATGACTTATTACGATGGCCATTAATCGATCTTTTAACTCAGCAAAAGCCGCAGAGTCTAGGCTTGAATCTTCCTTTCCGGACACATACACATACATGTCTAGTGCCTCCTGTCTAATATCTTCGTGCTTAGCCTTCATCAGCCTCAGCTGAGTTTCTAATTCTGAAATTCGAGCGACTAGCTCTCTTCGCTCTGTTTTATGCTCTTCTTTTAAAGCAAATATATCTGCAGAGTGTCGGCTTTCCATATGGTTTACTCTGTCTGAAAGCCTTTGGACCTCTCCGCGAAGCATCTCAACAATAGATACTTCGGCACCATCTTTGGACACTTCAAGCTTTGCCTCTGCAAAACTCATCCAAAGCTTCCGAAGAAATAAAAGCATAGCGCCAACCGCACCAGCTCCTGTACCTGAGACAAATAAGATATCTAAAGTGTCTTTTTCATTCATCTTTCCTCCTTAAACTGAGGACTACTCCAGATCTGACAAAAACCCAGGATGCTGCAAAGGCTAAAGCAACATTGCCGCTAGCGCCTGCAGGTGGCGTGTAAACACTAGCAAAGATGCCTATAACAACAAACCACCACAAGATTGCGTTAAATCCTGCGAAAACTATTGAAAAGAAAGAATGAAAGGAATGGCAAAGAAGGATAAAAAGCTGAATAGAGGCGACAATCAAGAATAAGACACCCCAGCAAAATTCAGGCATGAGGAAATTGAGCCAATCGTAGCCTTGGGAGGAAAAGGTCTCCCCTGGAGAGATTAACGAGAGTCCCCAAAAAAGTTCCGCTAAAAACAACGCAAGTCTGATATTGAGCAGCTCCGACGACGCCACCATAAAGGTCATTCGATCTTTAAATCGTTTCATCAGTCCACCTATCTTTGAATCAATCCCACCCTTCTCATTTCATTCTACTGACACACGGCCATTGCCATCGGACAGCTGTAGATAAGAATAGCTATCTTTATAAAAGCTCTTCTGATTTTCAGGGCACCATATTCGCTTGTCTTTTCTGCTATAGTACAGCCAGCCTGCGCTTCTCACTGCCGCATATACTAGCCACGCCCTCCATTTAGGCATGTTTTGCTGCAGGCAGAAATCATACAGCACCTCGTCAGACTGTTTTCTACTAACTGCTGCAGTACCACCTATAGCGGGTAAACAATAAAGAGCGTCATGTACGATAGCTGGTATTTTGATATGCCCAGCCTTTGTCACAACACTTCTTAGCGCCCTTGGGATACTTGCACCATCATACACGAACCACTCGCCAACAGTAATTGTTTTCTGCAGTCTAGCTGACCAGAATACCCATGGTTTCAGTACAACAAGCTCTTCAGGGCTTTCTGAGTGGACGTAGGGGACACTAACTCCCCATTGAAGAATCTGATCGACCTCTTTGTTCATAACATGGCACCTATCTTGATAGCGGTATCAGCGAGCCTGAGTGCAGTTTGTAATGCAGTATTAGCTTCAAGAGCTGAAACCAGCCGCGAAAATTCCTTATCAAGATGAATAGCAGCAGCATCAAACTCCTCAAATACCTGCCATTCCTCAGGCGTGTACTCATCTCGGTTGTCGAGCACTACCTGCCTGATGCTGAGATATGAAGACTTGATCTTGGCATACTCAAAGCTAACCAGAGTGATGTCGGTCACAACCCGCTCAGGATCATCTGCGAGGGCTTTTAAGCGTGACTTAGAACGATCAATCTGATCCAGAGCCTCCAACACTATCGTCACCTCCAGGTCGGTCAACTCCGCGTTGTCGATGAAATCAACTGCTTCGCCAGATTCATAGTGATATGAAAGATCGGCAGCGGAGCTGATAATCGACAGCGTGTTAGCAGGCTGCAGAGAGCAACCGACCATCAAAGTTACTAAGCTACAAATAGCAAGCCCTTTCATAGTTTAGTTGCCTCTATCTTTGCCACGTACTCATCCCGCACCAGTTCATTGATCCGGCTCTGCCGATGAATCATGTTCTGCAGCACGGCATCCATATCCTCAAAAGACCCGCGCAGTACCGCTTGTCCTGAGTCAATTGCCAGAAGCACCGCCTGGGCGCGAGGCAAGTAACGATCCCGGTCTTCCTGCGACATGGGGTCACCACCCAGATAATCGGCTGACAGGCGCGCAAGCATCACATACAAGAATTCAATGATTTTGCTCTGGTCAGCAATCAGGTCGTGCAGATCGCCAATTTCGCCAGTAACGCGTTTGCGCAACCCCTGCTTCAACGCCGCTGCCATCTGGCTCTTTTTGATCAGATCGGACACGTCAACTGCCGGCTCTTCGCGCAGGTCAATCCCTGCGTGCTGCTCGGCAGCTGCTGTACCCACGTACCAGTGCCGCCCGTCACGCTCCCCGATGTAGTTCAGGCTGCTATCGTCAGCCGCCTTGGGTCGAAGGCTTGTACCGTTCGGCCCTGTTGTATCAACATGCAATGCTGAGTAGATCATTGTTCACGCTCTCCCGCTGAATGCGCTCTATAAAGTATCGGTGCGAGGCCGTATGCTTCGCGTTTGCCAGTATGCTGCGAACGCTGTCGATCTTCTCGGCACGCAGCGCCTTTGAGAAATTGCTCATTGATCGGCGCCGGACGAAACGTGTTGATCGCCAGGTGCGAAACCCCACGAAATTGATGCCCTGCTTCACCTTGGCAATGCGCCACTTGGATAACTTCAGCTCCAGGTTATCCGCCAACCACTGCTCAAGGTGTGCTTTCAAATCACGCGCTTCAGCCAGCGTAAGACCAACCAATACGAAGTCATCAACATAGCGCAGATAGCGCTTAATCTTGAGGTGCCGCTTGATGTGGTGGTCCATCCGATCCAGATAGATCAGTCCAAACAGCTGACTTAGTAGGTTGCCGATAAATAGCCCGGTACCACCAGCGCCGACAAACTGCATCATTAAGTCAACCACTCGAGGGTCGCTCACTTTCCTTGCCACGCGCTCCCGCAGCAGGTCGTGGTTGATCGAGTAGTAGAACTTGCGGATATCCAGCTGCAGGTAATACTCCTCCCCGTCACATTGCCGCATAAACCGCTGCAGTTGATCTGCCGCCCTGTGCGTCCCCTTTCCTATCCGGCAGCCGTAGTTGTCATGGATAAAGCCACGGTCAAACACCGGATACACAGCACGGTAAATACTGTGCTGCACCACCGAGTCATAGAATGCCGGAGCGTCGATCACCCGAGGCTTTGGCCCTGTCACCACAAACTGACGTGTCAGCCTTGGCCGGTAGCTCCCATCCAGCAACGCTTGCCGAGTGGCAATCAGATTCGCGCCCAGGTTGCGCTCGTAACGCTCTACCGGGCCGCGGTTACGCTTGCCTTTACGTGCATCAAGAAACGCCTGATACAGCGCCTCTTCCGACGCAATGTGTTCAAGAATGGGCATGCTATGTGATTCAGAGCAGAGGCCCGCAGAGTTCGCTTTCGCAGGATGAGTCATCCCTATCTCTCCAGTATTCCTGTTACGGATGTCAGGTTAAAGAAATAGTCCGAGGCACGCGGCGCAGCGTTGAAGTAGTCGTACGACCGGAAGATGTTGAAGTTCCGGTAGAAAACGCCAGCGCTCGCCGCATTTGTCCAATAGCCGCCAACAATCGGGAACATATTAATGGCTCACCCTTTTTGGCTGGCAATCCAGCCACCTATCATGGCGCCCACTTCGTTGATCTTGGCGGAGATCGCAGTGTAGCGCCGGACAGCCTCCTTCTGAGGCTCACACTTCTCGCTGCGCCGGTACTCGAAATACCCCAGCTCGAATGCCAGATTGAAATACATGCGCAGTTTCTCGTGCTCGATATCGAGGTTGGTCAGCGTTGTCTTCTTGTGATAACGCTTCTCGCCCTCAACGATGTAACCATAGATATCGTACAGGCAGCACCTGATCTGCTGTGACAGCCCGTACTTCTCATGCTTCGGGAAATGATTCAGGTAGACATTCGCCAGCTTGATCATTTCCCGGCTTTTGTGGATCAGGTTGCTGTGTGGATTCATGTCAGTTAACGCCCGCGCTGTCACGCGGGCAAACATCCTTACTGGAGATAGGCCGAGGCACGCGGCGCAGCGTTGAAGTAGCCGTACGACCGGAAGATCTTGAAGTTCTGGCAGAAAACGCCAGCGTTCGCCGCATTCGCCCAATAGCCGCCCGCAATCGGGAACATATTGTGCCGGTTGTAACGGTTCAGATAGTCGTTGCCAAACTGATTTGTTCCTGTCGCACTGGTCGCATTATTGTCTTTCGGGATAAACCCTGCAGTGCTCCATGAGACACCGCTACCTGCCCCATCAATCACTTGATTCGACCCATTACCCCAGTACACCACGCCGGTCGTACTGCCCAACGCATGCGGGCTAGTCACACTGTCATACAGCGTGTTCAGGTGCGCTGTATTGCCCCACGCATCCGTACTGCCATCCCACCCGGCGGTCAGTGACGCCAGCGCAACGGACTCTTTCAACACGTAGATCGTGTCATTTGTGATTGCAGTTGTGCTGGTGGCGGAGGTGCCGGGGGCCGTAATACCCAAGGCGCAGTCAAAGAGCGAGCCATTCAGATCAGCTATGCCACAGTTTTGGCCGTTGTGTGTCGTCTTGGCGAATGGCACACCACTGCCGGCAAGCGGCTTGTCCGCGGTACCCGCGTCACCTGCGGTGGTGAATGTAACACCCGAATCATTTACATCAGACAACGAGCTGTTGCAGCCTTTCGGGAAGTTAGTCGTGCCGGTGGCGTCATACCAAGCGCAGGCCGCAGTGCCTGTGGCCATTTGGCCGTGAGCAAGTGACAGGATAGCCAGAGCGCCAAGCATAAACGCCGAACACTGGTTGTACTGACTGCCGCGCGCACGCCCCAGCACCACAGCATCGGCCAGAATCCCGGTGCAGCCAGTCATAGTGGACGATGGGTTATAGCTGGCGTTTGTGGTTAGGCCGATCGGTGACTGGTTCTTCACCGAAACCGCTGCGTTACCAGACTTACTGTTCAGGTACTTATCAAAAAAGAAGCCCGACTTCTCTGCACCACCGTCAATAAACGCACGATGCAGCACATACCCTGCCGCATTGGCAGAAGCGGTATCACTGAATTGGTCGATTCCCGCGATCTCAATGCTGTTAGCGCCGTAGGTCGCGTACTGCGGCGCAGCGACGTTACCAACGCGGTAGTAGAACTTCGGCACAAACACCATGATAGAGCCGTTGGTGTGCTGGTAGTTGCCGTAATTGTCGTGGGTCGGATCAGTGGTGCCGGTCATCGCCGACAGCCCAGCAGTAGCAAGATCGTCATGCGGGTAAGTACCCGCACCGAAACCCTGCTGACCCGCTACGCCGATCAACCCGCCAAAAGTGTCTGCAGTTGTAAATTGCGCCGTGGTCATCCAGCCAGAGATCAGCGAGGCGCTTTTGTAGCGGACCCGCCAGTAGTACAGCGTGGATTCCACTAATCCATCGACCGTCCAGCTTTCCAAATTCACCGCATCATCCAGTGATTGCGCGATAATATTGGTGAACCCGGAGTCTGTCGCCACCTGCCAATCACTGCTGACATGCGCTTCAAAGCCTGCAGGGGTAGTTGCATACATAGACGCAACCAGCTCAACAGAACTACCCTGATCAATCGAGCCATTACTGGGCGCAACGAGTGTCGGCGTAACGATACCTGCAGGCTGTATTGGGAATTCCAGTGTGCGCCCGTTGATTGTCAGAGTCTCCGTCCCGGCTGTCGCCGGAGCCGCGTAGGTCAGCGTGTCGCCGTCAATAGATACAGTGCCGAGCACAGCCGATACTGTATATTCGGTCAGACTGTCGTAGTTGGTGATCGTGCCGGTCATCGACTGGGTGATGTAAATTGAGCTGGTAGACCACTGAACCGTAATACTTTTAGTATTTTCTAACTCACTCCTTATAGTATTGAACTCTTGCGCTATTCGTGTAGCTAAAGTCATACTAGTGCTCCTTCAAAATCTGAAACTGCACCAACCCGGCTATCAATTATACTGTTTAGGTCTGCTATATTGGCCTTAGCATTCAACTCAGATTGAATTTTCTGGGATGACCAAGTGCTTGTCGTTGTAGTAGTTGAATCGTTAATCGTACCTTCTGGTACACTAGCTAGTATCTGGGAAACTTGGCCAATGGCCATTACTGCTGCGTCGTCGACATCTTGGATCGCTGTAGCGGTAATCTGCTGCGCTGTTGTTAATGTTGTTGCCGCATCAAGTGGCATCTCAACATAAGACGCAACCACCTTAACCCCCATCGGGGCCGTTACGTTAACAGCCGATCCCGCAGGAAGGTTGATCTTCACGTCTACTGTAGTTGTTTCAGCATCACTAACACTGTAATTAAACTCAACGCCGCCAATCTCAAAGCCGACTGTAGATGCTGATCCTGTGGTGTTATCAACTAAGATAGAATGAATTGACCCTTCGATTAGGGAGTCAAGTGTGAGTAAATTTTCGACTGATCCGGAACCAGCTACTTGTGTCAGTTTAAACATGACTTATCCCCCGAATACGATTGCCATAGCGACTGCATGGCTTTTTAAATTATCCCCATTACTACTTGCTAAACTGTCTACTTCAGCTTTGGTGTAGTAGGTGTCATCGTGATCGTGAGCCACAGGTGTTCTGGCGTCAGATAGGCGAACATCGTCGCTATTGACCTTCTGCCCTAACTCAGTATTGATGTTGAGGAAGTTCTGGTCAAGCTCCGCATTGGTTAAGAGGTCGCCTTTGGCGCTTGGCCCCACCTCACGAGTGATGATGTTCGCCATTGTCTTCTCCTATTTACGGCTGGTCACGTTTAAATTGGATCCCCCAAGTGATGCCAAGAGTATCTGCGGCTTCCTTAGTGACCGTTCCGAATGTCAGTCGAGACAGCATAGTGCCACCAACGTCTGCGGTAAGCAAAGCTGCTTCGTGCAGAGCGCCGGTGCCGACTCCAGGCCCGAAAGTGGCCATAAATTGGGCAGTGTCGTTAGCGACCTCTGTGGTGACCTGCGTAGGCGTCTCTACAGCAACTCGTGCAATTTCACCCAGAAGAGCTGTCTGCGTAGGAGCTGTTGCAGTAGCATCAGTGCCGACGGCCATATGGGTCACAGGATCAGCAGTGCCAATCAGCCGCCCCGCCAGCAGTGCGAGACCTGCGTCACACACCATATTGAACTTCTTAAAGGCTTTCAGGTTACCTTCGCTGTCCCAAAGAGAGACTTCTACAGGGCCTACTACGGATGTTTCTTCAATCATTTTATAACTCCAATTTCATACCAACATAGTCTGCCCCTACATAAGAGGCATCGACATATGTGACCATAGAAAGTTTAAAGACTTCTTTGCCTATTGAGTGTTCCGCAAAATCTCTAGACATTTCTTTAGAAATACTGGACGAGACTTCTGGCGTACT